ATAGATTGGTTACTGCTGAATCTGTACCATTATTTACACTTAAATAAATACCATCTACATTACTTGATGTTTTAGCACTAACTTTAATATCGTAATAACCACTAATAGGTATTGTATATATCCCACTACTACCATTAAAATTAGCAGTAGGTAAAGCAAACTCATTAGCACCTGTATAATTCCATCCAGTTATTGTAGAGTCTGCTGATAAACTATTATTATCACTTGTTAAATCTACTGAAAATCCATAAATTGGTATTGGACTTGTGCTATTTCCCGAATTTAATAAATGTGCTCCAAATGAGTTTGTAGTAGAACCTTGTTCAAAATTTAAAGTGGAACCAGTTGAACCATCACCAGATATTACTCTAATTAAATCATTTTGATTTAAAGATTCAACTATACTCGTTGTAGGTTTATCAGAAGAGGTTACTAAATCAGTATAAGAAGTTCCAGAATTTGTAGATTTTTGAATGCGGTAATCTGCAGAAGTTCTATGAATGCGATAATCTACAGAAGTTCTATATATTGCCAAAGCAAATTCATTGATTCTGATATAATCAGTAGCATCGTTATTATCTGTAAATACAATCTTAAAATATTGATAGCTTGAAACATTACCACTGATAATGTATCGATTTGCCAGGTTTATGTTATCATTTGCAGAATCATTAGTAGTAGTGATTGTATCAATAATACCTTGTACATTCCATTCTGTTTCACCCGATCTAGTATCTAATGTTGTCCAGTCACTACCATTAGTAGAACCTTGAAAGGTCCAACTTTTGGGTGTAGATGACGCATCAAATGCCGACGGCCAAATATAATATTCACGAATGAATTGAGCATTGCTTAAATTATATTGAATGAATTTGGGATTGTTGTGGTCCAGTCTTAATGCTGTATAATTTCTATTTGGCGAAGAACCACCATAATCATATAATAAATTATCATAAGCATCTGCTACAGGATGATTACCGTGAGCAGTACTTGATGAGGCACTTGAAATCAAATTTCCTCCAGCGCCAGCAACAAATCCTAAATTACTATTACTAATACCACTAATATTATTAAAGTTAGCAAAGATGTTATAATACCCTGTTACTGGTACTGTATATATTCCTGTAACTTTATCATAATGTCCTGCTCCTACATTTGTTGATGTTTGGTCAAATTGTACTGGATTTCCAGCTGTTACTTCTTCAAAAGCAGTTCCGCTTTTATACACTTTAAATCCTGTGCTTACACCAGAATTGAAATCCGAAAACTCTATTCCAGTACCAGTTGAAACTAATGCTCTTCCTTTGTTAGTTGATGTAGGTTCTGGAACAGTTACACTTGGGAGAGCAGAAGTCGTAGACCAACCAAGAGAAGTCCCATCTGTTGTAAGAAGACGACCAGTATTCCCAATCTGTGATGGAATTGTGAAACCACCGCCGTAGAGGGCCAATTCTCCTATAGCCATATAATAACCATTACTACCACCATTACTTTCAGTAAAATAAAATACATAATATTTATATGCTCCAATTGTAGATAAATTGTATTCGTTTGCCAGATTTGGAAAAATTGAAGCTTTAGTAGTAGTAGATGTAAATAATGATATTGTAGGCCAACCAATCAAAGCACCCGTAGTCCCATCGTCTCCTGGTAGAGTTTGAGAATCTAATAGGGTATATGTACCGTGTGTATCATATGTTGTTTTATCTATTGCTGCACGTAATTCCCATTTTTTGAGATTTTGGGTTGTATCAGCACTATTATATCTTGGCCAAATGCGGTATTTAGTAATTATTTGAGGGCTAGTAAATTCATACGAAAGAGTATGAGGGAAACTAGCTCCATTTTGAGTTGCCCAACCAGAAGTGGCTGTACTGGTAAGATAAATGTCATCATCGTGTGCTCTTTCTTTGTTCCAATTGGGATAATTAGTAATTTCTGTAGAAGAATACACATTGAATGCCGCAGTCCCGCCCGCCCCCGCCAAAGCCTGCTCCTGGGTGAACGAGGTGATGGCCCCGGACCCGATTTCAGTTGCTGATAGGATTGTAGGTACTGTACTTCGATTCTCTCCTTCGGGAGGGGTTCCACCAGTCCAAGTTGCACCAGGTCTCCCTATATAAAGGTCTGCATTATCAGCAAGTTTAAGTATTCTTATGAAATAAGTTACATCATGATATCCAGATAATCCATTTGTGGGATCTTGATCAATATAAAATGCATCAAGATTATAAATCATATATCTTTCTTGAACTGCATCACTGTGCGTTTCACTATTAACTGCTTTCCAGGCAGGTTGTCTATTACCAAGTACAGAACCCTTAGGATCAGTTTGTGCTTCATCGGTGGTGTTACCTTGCCCTATAAAACCATCAGAATTTCCCCATACAATTGTATTTCCTATTTTTTTCCCCAATCTTATTGCTACTACTAAACCACCTGCATGACTGTCATTATCATTATTATGAGAAACAGTTAATTGTGCTTTAATTTCTACTTTTGCATTTTGAGGTACATTAACTTTTGTTTCTGTGTTCATCAAAGTGTTAATATTACTTTTTGTATTATGTGATGCCAAATCCAACCAAATATCCGTTGTATCATCATTATCAATTTGAATAGCATTTGTAATTAATGTCTGTTTACACGCGAGTTCCCTAAAGTTTGCGCCATACTCAAGGTCGTCTCCTGTGCTATTGACTGTGATGATCTTGCCCTTGTCTGCTGTTGATGGATTTGCTAAAAGAGGATTTGCTGTCGTGAAGCTTCGTGCCGAAGAGATCCTGTTCCGCAGTAATAATTGATAAACCTCTTTCTCTGTCTCTAACTGTAATTTCTATATCATAATTTGATCTACAACCATTTGTATAAAAATATCGAGTAGATGTATTTTTACTTTCTGTTACAACTACAACACAATATGTTACTGGAGAATTACTTGTTAATGTATCTATATATCTAAATGTACCTGTATCAATTGTACTATCTGTATTATTATGAAAATTAATATTTGCAGAAGCTAAATATGAATTATAAGTTGATGGATATATTAAGCTACTTACACCATTTTGTGTTTTTTGGAGTGTAAAAAATCCTTCATAATGAGAATTATTATCGTCACCAAATTCACCCATTATATCAGCAGAAATTAGAATCTTAGATGAATTGCTCGATGGAGTTATTGTAACTTCTAAATTATCTGTACCATCATTAAATAAAGTTGCTCCAGCTCCAATAGTATAATTTGTACTATTATCATTTGGAGACGCAGGAATTGTTAATCTATTTTTACCAGTAAGCATTTTGTATTGCAACTGTTTATCATTTGGTAATGTAACTGAATCAAAAGCAGTTGGTCCGTATTCTATACTTCCATCTGTTCCTTTTGTTAATACTTGCCCAGATTCTCCACCTGGTATATGTAATTTACTAGCAATTGTTAGCATTTCACTATCATCTTCACCAATAGTTAAATCACCATCAATACGATTATTAACAATCCCAGAACCACCACCACCACCTCCACCAGAACCTTGAGTAAGTGACTTCCAATTATTATTTCCATCTATATTACCTTCAAAATCTGAACCAGTAAAACGAATTGCTCCGGATATATTACCAATATTATTATCACCTATTATAATACCACCGGATACATCTAACATACCAGATGGGTCAGTTTTACCAATACCTACTTTATCATTTAATTTAGTTATCCCTGTTACATCTAAATTTCCAGAAATATCTAATGAATGTGTAATACTAACACCACTCGCATCTAGGTGTCCTGAAATAGTAACACCACTTGCATCTAAATGTCCGTTTATATCTGTTTCTTGTAAAGTAGTTGTTCCTAGTACATTAAGTGTATCAGCAATATTACCTGTATTTGCAAATAATCCACCGCTAATATCTACTTGACTTCTTAGTAAAGTATTAGCAGAAACATCTAATTTATCGGAAATAGTAACTCCACTAGCATCTAAATGTCCGTTTATATCTGTTTCTTGTAAAGTAGTTGTTCCTAGTACATTAAGTGTATCAGCAATATTACCTGTATTTGCAAATAATCCACCACTAATATCTACTTGACTTCTTAGTAAAGTATTAGCAGAAACATCTAATTTATCTGAAATAGTAACTCCACTAGCATCAAGTTGATTACCTATAGTTAAATTATTCTCTATTTCAATATTATATATTTTTAATGTTCCAGGTGTTATAGAAAAATTACCAATTGATTCACCTGATATATTACAAGTTCCTAATACAAATTTATCATCAGATTCATCAAAACCAATGAATGCATTATCTTGATTACCTCTATTTATTATTAAACCTGAATTATTAACTGGTTCACCAGTAAATCCACTAGATAATTCTATTAATGTATCTTTTAAAGCAGTGTTAGTTGTTGAAAAAGTAGTAGCATTACCAAATACAGTCAAATCTCCATGCATAATTGTATTACCACTCACTTCTAGATTTCCAATAATAGAATTATCTCCACTAATAGAATTATCTCCACTAATATCTAAATTTCCATTTATTAAAGCTCCTGCTATTTTAACTCTACTAGTACTGGAATCCATTGAAATAGCATCTGTTACAAGTTGTTCAACAGTACCACCTTCTTTCTCTTGATTAGTTACGAATTTAATTGTTCCTTCTGATACATAAATATGTCTGAAAAAATGTTCTGCAGAACCTAAATCTATATTTGGTCTTCTTGTTCCACTTGAAATAAAACCACTGGCATCCCTAGTTCCAGATGCATCTGTAATTGGTAAAAGAGATCTATTAATTACAAATGCAGGATTACCTGATTTATCAGTTAAATTCCCAAAACTAATTATACCTGAAATATCATTAGATTGTTTAAATACTAATTTACCAGAAGTATCTAATATAATAGATGCCTCTTTATTAAATCCATCAACAATTAAATCTGTTTCAAATAATGAACCTTTTCTTATAGTTAAATAATCTGTTTCAATATCTATGAAACTCATTTATTTTAATAAAATATATATATTTTAAATATATTTATTATCTAATATTTTAATTGTAATATTTAAATAGAATTTAAAAAGAATTAATAAATATATTTAAAATAAATAAAATGGTAGGAGGAATAATTCAAATGATGCATTCAGATAGTGATTCATATTTAATAGGTAATCCTCAAATAACATTTTTTAAATCAGTATATTTTAGACATACAAATTTTGCAATTGAATCAGTACAATTTAATTTTAATAATAATATAACTACTGCAGAATCAGTTGCTACATGTAATATTCCTAAAAGTGGTGGTGATTTACTACATAATTTATATTTAGAAATAGATTTATCTGGTACAGAAGCACCTGATACATCTGGTTATATTAATTGGACAAATGCTACAGCATATGCATTTGTAAAAGAAGCAACAATTAAAATAGATAATCAAATTTTAGATAAACACTATTCTGAATGGTTTGATATATGGAATGAACTAACAAATTATAAATTATTTGAAGATGGAATGATTAATAAACATCATGGAAAAGAATTATATTTAAGATCAGCAAAAACTAAAAAAATACCTCCTATTCTAAGAATGTATATGCCATTACAATTTTGGTTTTGTAGAAATCCTGGTTTAGCATTACCACTTATAGCATTACAATATAGTAATATTGTTTTAGAATTAAAATTTAGGAATTTAAATTATTTGATTAATTGCAACGGGAAAGGTAAAGAACAAACAATAGTACCAAATGTAAAATTATATGGAGATTTAATTTATTTAGATTCTGATGAAAAGAAAAAATTTGCTCAAAGATCACATGAATATCTAATTGAACAAGTACAATTTAATGGACCACAAAAATTAAGTACAATACATCAATTAAATTATAATCATTATGTAAAAGAAATTATATGGGTTTGTAGAGGAGAAAAATTAGGAGAAACTGAACCTACTGGCACATATAATATAAATCCAATTAATAATATAGATGGAGGAGAGCATGATAATGGTAATGATTATTTTAATTATACAGCAAATTCAAAAAAATTTACTGAACATTTATTTACAGATGAATATTATGAACATTTTTCAAAGGCAACTATAATATTAGAAGGTAATGAAAGATTTACAAAAAGAAATGCATCATATTTTAGAACTATACAATCACATAATCATCATACAAATGTACCACTAAATAGAGAAAAGAAAGTTTATTTATATTCATTTGCATTACATCCAGAAGAACATCAACCATCAGGTTTCTTAAATTTTTATAAAGTTGCAAAAGCAGAATTAAAATTTGATGATGTATTAGAAGGTGAAGATATATTAATATTTGCAACAAACTATAATATATTGAGAATATCAGATGGAATAGGAGCATTAGCATATGTTGAATAATCTATAAATTATTATACATTTCTCTATCTATATTATTATGAATTTTTAAATTATTTTTATTATTTTGATTTTTATTATTTTGATTTTTATTATTTTGATTTTTATTATTTTTAAATTTAAATAAAATATAATTTATTAATTTAATTATATTTAAATATATAAATTCTAATAAATAATAAGAAATAATACCAAATATATATCCAAATATTACTTGTTCAATAGTATGACAACCTAATATTACCCTTGAATATGCCGAATATAGCGAATAAACTAATGAAGGTAATAATATATTATAATTATTACTAAAATTATTATATATGAACGCTATAAAAAAACCTGCTGTTTGAGAATGACCTGATGGAAAACCATATGAACTTGATAATTTAGGTTTAATTGATGAATTAAATAAACTTGCTCTAAAATTACCACAATCACTTGCTCCTTTTGGTCTAATACCATAACCTAAAATTGGTAGTTTATTATTTTTCATGAAATGTTTAAAAACATTATTTTTTAATATATTATTAATTTTGAAATTAAAATAAAAATTGATTATATTATAAATTGGTAAATTAAATGAAATAGTTAAAATAATATTAATAATAAGCATAATAATTGGAAACATTCTATTAAGATCATCTGGTAATATAAAATTCATATTTTATATAATATAAATTTAATTAATTTTGATTTTGATTTTGATTTAATTAAATTAATTTAAAAATTTTTAGAGAATAATTTAATAATAATTAAATAATATATTATGGGTTATTTGAATATAATAATGGGACCAATGTATTCTGGTAAAAGTACTGAATTAATAAGAATATATAATAAATATAAATTAAAGAAAAAAGTATTGGTAATAAATCATAAATCAGATAGTAGATATGGTGAAAATTCTATAAATACTCATAATAAAAATAATTTAAATTGTATATCATTAGATAAATTAACAGATTATTATACGAAATTTACAAATAATTTAGAAGATATATATGATATAATTCTAATTGATGAATCACAATTTTTTAATGATCTTTATGATTTTTGTAAAACAATTGTTGATACTACAAATAAAACAATTTATGCTTTTGGATTATCAGGTGATTTTAAAAGAAAAAAGTTTGGACAATTAATTGATTTAATACCAATTGCAGATGATATAAAACATTTAAAATCAGTTTGTAATAAATGTAAAGATATTAAAAATGCTTCATTTACATTAAGAGTTTGTGATAGTGATGAGCAAATATTAGTTGGTGCAAATGAACAATATATGGCTGTTTGCAGAGATTGTTGGTTGAAAAGTAATTAAATATAAATTAATAAAATATTTATTATTATTTAAATTATATGAATTCTATAATATCAAATTTAATAAATTCAAATTGTATTAAAGAAGGAAATTTCAAATTAAAAAATGGTAATTATTCTAAATATTATTATGATATGAAAAATTTAGTTTCTCAACCTAAATTATTAGCACAAATTGGAGATGAAATATACTCAATAATTATGAGTAGATTATTATTTTCTGATATGATTAATACTGATAATATAAAAATCTGTGGAATACAATTAGGAGGTTTACCTATTGCTACATATATATCAACAAAATATAATATACCTATGATTATGGTAAGAGAGAATATTAAAAATTATGGAACACAAAAACAGATTGAAGGAGAATTTAATAGAGATGACTATTGTATAATAATTGAAGATGTTATAACTACAGGTGGTTCAGTTAAGAAGATATTAGATATACTAAAAGATAAAATAAATTTATTTGAAATCTTTACAATAATGAAAAGAACTAATTTAAAAAATATTAATGGAATAAATATAAATTATTTAATGAATAAGAATGATATAACAAGATTTAAATTAACTAAATATATTGAATTAAAGAAATCTAGAATATGTTTTTCTGCTGATTTAGAAAATCCTGAAGAAATAATAAAAATTTTAAATATTATTGGTGGTAAGATAATAATATGTAAAATACATTTTGATATTTATAAATTTTCAGAAAAATACACAAGAGAAAAATTTAAACAAGATTTATTAAATTTATCAAATTCATTAAAATTTTTATTAATGGAAGATAGAAAATTCTTTGAGATTTCATATATTGCAGAGAAACAATATAATTATTTTAAAGACTGGATAGATATGGTTACTGTATTTGGAATTGTAACAGATGATGTTATTAAAAAAATAGATTGTAGTATATTATTAATTGCAAATATGTCAAATAATAATTTTGATTTTACAGATTCAGCAATTGAATTATGTAAAAATAATAATAATATATTAGGATTTATTACTCAAAAAAAGATTGAGCATAATAATTTATTTAATTTTACACCTGGGATTAGTTTAGATGAAATTAAAATTGATGACCAGAAATATACAAATATTAACAATATTGAACAAAAAAATAAACCAGATATAATTATAATTGGAAGAACTATTTATAATTCAAATAATATATTAGAAACTGTTGATTTAATTAATTCTAAATTTAATTAATTCTAAATTTAATTAATTCTAAATTTAATTAATTCTAAATTTAATTAATTCTAAATTTAATTAATTCTAAATTTAATTAATTCTAAATTGCGTTATTAACTTATTTAAAAATTCTTTAAAATTTTAATAATATGAACACAGAACAATTTGATTCGGCACATTTTAGACCACAACTAAATGTAGTTAATGAAGTACCTAATGATGGTCTTGAATTATTACTAAACAGAAAAAAAAAAGGCGCAAGTGATATATTATCAATGTCTAGTGGAAATAGTAAAATAATTAGTAGTGATTCAGATTCAGATGATGATGTATTTAATAATAATATTAATACTGAAAGTAATTTAAATCAGAACTGGGGTGATACTGAATCAGATGATACAATTGATAATAATATTAATACTAATGATAATTTTAATAATTTTGATAATAATACTATTAATAATGATTTGCCAGAACAAAGAAGTAGAGTTAATCCACAACAGCAATCACATAGTCAACCTACAAGTTTTTATCAAGAAAGACGTCCAACAGAAGAAGAAATTAATAATGAAAAGAGAAATCTATTATATCAATTTGATAGATTAGAAAAAAAAGGAGTTAATTTACCAAAAAAACATACAATTAATTCATCATTAGAGGAAATGAAGGCAGATTTAGAAAGAATTACACGAGATAAAAGAGTTGATGCTAGTATTAAATTTCAAAGGAAAGTATTAATTGCATGTGTTACTGGTATTGAATTTGTTAATACTAAGTTTGATCCAATAAATGCAAAATTAGATGGTTGGTCTGAAAATGTAAATGAAGGAGTTGATGAATATGATGATGTATTTGAAGAATTGCATGATAAATATAAAGGTGATAGTAAAATGGCACCTGAATTGCGTTTATTAATGAGTTTAGCAGGAAGTGCATTTATGTTTCATTTAACAAATACTATGTTTAAAACATCATTGCCAGGTTTAGATCAAGTGATGAAACAAAACCCCGATTTAATGCGTCAATTTGCATCAGCAACTGCAAATACTATGAACCAAAGTGGAAATGACCAAACAGGAATGTCAGGGATGTTTGCAAATATGTTTAATAATAGTGAAATGCAACCACCTCAAAATTCACAAAATAATAATTATGGAAATCAGCCTTCACAAACACAAATGAATGGACCATCAGATATTGATAATATTATAAATGAATTAAATGATGAAGATAATATTGATGATAGATTAGAAACATTTAGTACTATAACTGCAAGTGATGTTGAAAGTAACTTGCCAGATAATGCAAGTATAGATGGTCTTCTATTAAATAAAGATAGTAAAAGAGTATTAAATTTATAATTTAATAATTAAAAAAATATTTAATATAATAAATGGATTTAAAAAAAATAAATTTATTAGAATTATTTAGTGAGAATAATCTATTTCTTGGATTAGTTAAGGCAGTCGAAAATTATGCAGATAAAGATGAATCTAATAAAGATGAAACTAATAATAATAATCTAAGGATGACCGGGATATTTGGTGTAGTTTTTTGTATTATAAATGTAATATTATGTATATATGCTATAACTATTGCATTAAAATGTGCTGGCAATTTTATTACTAAAATGTGCAATCTTATATTTGCGATGTGTGTTCCATTTTTATATATAATTTATAGATTAGCAAGACCTTGTGTCTAAATTAATATACTTATACTTAATTTTTTATATTTTAATATATTAATTTTATTAATTTAAAAATATATTATAAATATAAATGTATAATATTATATCTATTTTTAATAGTGAATTACCAGTATTTAAATTATTTGAATTATATACACAATATGATGAACACTTTGATGAAAAAACTAAATCTAAAACTAGAAATACATATATAATATTATTATTAGTATTTAAAATATTAATATGGGTATATGCTTTTTACTTACTGTATAAATGTTTATCTCAAAGAAGTGCTTCCGGTGAATATGTTAATAGTGTATGTGAAATAGTTGTAATGGTTTGTTGTTTACCTTGTTGGTTAATATATAGAACCTTTATAAATAGATGTACAACTGTTATACCAAACGTAAATTTATATGAATCAAATCCTGTACCAGGCGAATCGTCACAACTACAATCTGAACCATCACAATCTGAACCACCACAATCACTATCTGAACCATCACAATCTCAACCAATACCTCCACAAGCAACACCTCCACCTCCACAACAAGTACAATCACCGCAACAAGTGCAACAATCACCACAACCACAACAAACACCACCATCTACACTATCACAACCAACACCACCACAACAACCAATAACAAATAATGTATCAGAGGTATCTCCAATGGCAAATACAGAACCACCAATGTTAAATACAACAGTACAAGAATCTACACAAATGCCAACACAAATGCCAACACAAGCACCAACACAAATGCCAACACAAATGCCAACACCTACAGAAGTAACAACAAATATGCCTACTACTGGTGGAAAGAAAAGAGGTAGACCAGCAAAAGTAGTTAAATCAAAAAAAGTAAATTTGTGAATATAAATAAATGATAATAGAAAAAATAGTATATTTATTTTTATGTATTGGATTATATTTTATGGTATTAAATATTGTAATACCACTTGAATATATGCAATTATTAATCTTTTTTACAATAAAAATTTTAATTGGTTATAGAAAATGTACTATTAGTTATTTAGAATGTAAGATAAGAAAGGTTCCAAAAGAGAAAGGATATATTAATTATTTTATAAATACAATTGCTGATTTAAAATATCATAAAGATTTTAGTATTTTATTATTTATAGTTTGTATTTTTATAATTTATGATTTAATTAAAAGAATATATTAAATTATGCACCACAATTCACACAATCTTCATGATCATTACTGTATTCAATATTTGATTTAGATTTAGTTGGGTCAATTGTAAATTGTTGAGTTGTTGCTTTTGGTTTAGTTCTTAAATAATACATTCCTGTTTTGAGCCCCTTTGACCAAGTATAGAAATGCATTTTTGTTAGTAAAGAAGGTGATGGTTCAGCTACAAATAAATTCATTGATTGTGTTTGACATATATAAGCACTTCTATCAACTGCCATATCAATAATAGTTTTTTGCTTAATTTCCCATACAGTCTTATATAAGTTTTTGATATTATCTGGAATTTGTTCTATATTCTGAATACTTCCATCAGAAATCATAATTTGTTCTCTTGTATCTTTATTCCATAAATTTAATTTAATTAAATCATCAACTAAATATTTATTAACTAAAATAAATTCACCTGCTAGAGTTTTTCTTTTATATAAATTTGAAGTAATTGCTTCAAATGCTTCATTATTTCCCATTATCTGAGATGTAGATGCTGTAGGCATTAATGCTAATAATTGACTATTTCTAATTCCATTTTCTTGTATATCTTGTTTTAATTTACTCCAATCATAATTTAAATGTTTATCTGGTTCAGCATTCCACATTTCATATTGTAAAATACCTTGACTTGCTGGACTACCTTGGTATGATGAATATGCTCCTTTAAACTTTTTAGGAAGTTTCTTTTCCCATTCATTTAGATTCAAATGTTTTTCAATAGTCGTAATTTTTTCCATATTATCTTCCAAACCTGTAGTAGATAGCATATTCATTTCTTCATATAATCTTTTTCTTTTTTTACTAATTTCCATAGAACTTTCTAAAGCTCCATGATATATTGTTTCAAATATTTGTTTATTTAATAATTTAGCTTCATCACTATCAAATGGATATTTCATTTTGATAAATGCATCTGCTAAACCTTGAACACCAATACCAATCGGTCTATGTTTAAAGTTTGACCTTTCTGCTTTATCAACAGGATAAAAATTTCTATCTATAACTTTATTAAGATTTTTACAAACAATCTTTGATATTTCGTGTAATTTTACAAAATTAAATATTGGTTTATCATTATTATCACTACTATCATATTCAACAAACATAGATAAACAAATTGATGCTAAATTACAAACAGCAATTTCATCTGGTGCAGTAAATAATGTAATTTCTGCACATAAATTACTTGATTTAATTGTTCCAATATTTTTTTGATTATTTTTAATATTAATTGCATCTTTATATAACATATATGGTGTGCCAGTTTCAATTTGTGCTTCTAATACTTTCTTCCAAATATCTTGTGCTTTAACTTGTTTTATATATTTACCTTCTTCTTCATATTTTGTATATAATTTAGTAAATTCTTCACCATATGAGGTTGTTAATCCTTTACATTTATCTGGACACATTAAAGACCATACCTCATCATTTTTAACTCTTTCCATAAATAAATCAGATATCCATAAGGCATAAAATAAATCTCTAGCTCTTTCTTCTTCTGAACCATGATTTTTTCTTAAATCTAACCATTCCATAATATCACCATGCCACGGTTCTAAATATATCGCAATAGATCCTAATCTCTTTCCACTATTATGAACTAATCCAAGATTTGAAACTGTATAATTATGATTATTTGATACATTTATATCATATAATTTTCCTTCATAATATTCAGTTTCTATTGATTTCATTCTTGACCAAATTATTCCATTATAAATAAATGATTTATTATATTTATTTGGTTCAAAATTATCAAATATTTCAGTAAATACAGTATTTTTAGGAATTCTTAATACATATGATAATTTTTTTGTTTTAATTTCACTTTTATTTCCATTTTCTCTTTCTATTATATGACTCTCGCCAATATTATCTTTTATTAAACCACTACAATCAATTCCAAATTTAAGTAATAAATATTTTAAATCATATATTAATTTTGAAGATGAAGAGCTATAATATATCTCTTTGCCAATATGACCATCTGTTTCTAATAATCCCTTTATTAAATAAAGTGTATTATTTCTATTTAGATTTAAAAATTTTTTATTAATATATTTTTCTTTTTTATTATCATAAATCATATCATAATCTAAATCAAAATTATTATAAGTAAATTTAATTACATATGAATTACCAACTGACTGATTAAATGTATTATCTTTTGACCAAAAATGAATATTATTATTATTAAGATAATTCTCAACAAATTCAACTGTATTTTTTTTTGTAATATTATTTAATGTTATTCCAAATTCCTTTTTGTTAGATGTAATATGTCCATCTCCTAATAAAATACCAATAAAACGATAATAATTAATATTGTCAATATCATCATTATTAAACTTGGGGATTGGATATCCCACTAAATCATTAAGGGATAATTTTGACGCATCGTCAAAAACTGGTTTTATAGTATTATTAGCAAGTCTTTTTTTGATTATATTATAATTTAGACCTTTTTGTTGATTTTTAATACAATATATTTGATGTTCTTTACTAACTCTAATATAATCGAAAGATTTTTGAGTTTTAATCTTTAAAATATCTTTTTTAACATCATTAATAAATAATTTATTGACTTTTTGGAAAGTATTGTCATTTGTAATAACATAATCATTAGAATTAATATCTTTAATAAATTTACTACCATTATTAGTAAAAATAACTGTTTCAGGTGTAAAACATTGGTTTACGTATCTTGCAGTAGAATTATAAACTCTAAGCATTGGTATAATACCATCAGATGAACCATTTGTTCCTCTAATAACACTATTTTTTGATCTAATATCGTGAACATTTAATCCAATACCTCCGGCATATTTAGATATATGAGCACAATCTGTTAGGTTCTCATAAATACCTTTAATTGAATCTTCAACATCTAGTAAAAAACATGATGACATTTGTTGGCGTGGTGTTCCAGAATTAAACAAAGTTGGAGATGCCTGAGTAAAATATTTTTGTGACATAAAATCATATGTTTCAAGTGCATCTTTAATATCACTTCCATGAATTCCTAAAGCTACACGCATCCACATATGTTGAGGTCTTTCAATAACTTTTTTATCTTTTTTAAGCAAATAAGCACGTTCTAAAGTTTTAAAACCAAAATAATCAATTAAATAATCCCTATCATAATTTATATAACTGTTTAATTTTTCTTTATTATTCATAACTATATGATAAATTTCTTCACTTACAATTGGACTTAAATTATTTTCATGGTCATAATTATTATATAATGTTGTAATTGTCTCAGAGAAAGACGGAGAAGTTTGTTTTTGATGATTAGATATAACTAGTCTAGATGCTAATTTACCATAATCAGGATGTTCTATCATAAGTGATGAACAGAGTTGAGAAGCAAATTCATCTAATTCAAATGTTTTAACACCATCATAGATTCTAGAGCAGACTTTTTGGGCAATCTCATGGACATTTACTTCTAGATTATCAGAAACTTTTTTAATACGATGTAATATCTTATCAAAACTTACTTCTTCAGTTGCTCCATCTCTCTTGATTACAAACATGTATAATTTGTTATATTATATATATAAAAAAATTTTAAATAATTTCAAAATTTAAAAATTTAAAAATTATATATAAAGCTAAATATAAAATTATATAATCTACCAAGAATAAAAATTTTAAGTAAAATATAATCTATATCTTATAATAAAAATATGTCTTTTGTAAAAATAATTAGTTCCAGATTAGTGTAAAATTAGTTCCAGATTAGTTTTAGATTATATCTGATTTTATTTTTTTAAAGGCAAAACCAGTTATATTATTAGTTGTATTTTTCTTAAAATTAAATATTTCACCTTTTTTATTTTTATTATTAATTATATTTTTCATATATTCATTTTTATTTTCATCATTTGCATAGTATTTAATTTTATTCCATAGAAACTCTAAATTTTTAATATTTTCTTCAAAAAAGTTAATATCTCTTTGAACTCTCTTACAAAAATATTCAGTTAATTTCCAATAATATATTTTATATTCATCTGTAATATCTAAATTAGATAAAGTATTTGATTTCCATGATAATATTTCTTCCATACTCATATCTAAATTTGAATATTCATATTTTGTTCCATCATCATTATTTATTTCAATTATAATTCCTTTTTCTTTTAGTTCATTAGATAATTTATCATTTGATGGATTTTTATCATTCATAAATTCTATTTCAGTTTTGTATTCACTAAATTTACATTCTAAATAATCACATTCATCTAGATTACATACTTCTAATTGTCCTTGCATCTGCATCCAGTATTGTTCTGGAATAGCACCTGTAATTTGTCTTCTAGGAGGACATTTAATTTCAAGCATAATACCTAAATTAGATATTCCATCAGGTGATGCTCCAAAATAATCATAATTAGGATGTTTAATTAAACCAAATTCATATACATCAACATTATTTCTCTTCATATAGATTCTGTTAGCAACTTCTTCATATCTTACACCCCATAGTAATATTGGATTATCTGTATTATGATATACGTTTTCATCACTTTTTAGTTTATCTACTTTTTTAATTATAAAATCTTTTTGATTACCAAATTTACCCTTATTTAATGCTTGTGCCATATCACTTGCTGTTATCATATTTTTTCTGGCAGTGAACCATTCATCTGTTCTTTGAACAATTACTGGGATACCTTTACATAATTCTAGGTTTTTTTTATATTCATTTATTTTTTTTATTCTATTAATTATATAATTTTTTGTTACATTATCATCTATTGAAATACTGACAATATCATATATTTTATTAATTAAAAATAATATATTTTTATCACTTAGTGCATTTTCATTTTCTCTAAAATAATTAGAATATATCCTATCAATTGCAGAATCCATTTTTTATTAATAGAATGTTTGTTATATTTTTAATATTTGTTAATTTTTAATATTTATTAAATTTTTAATATTTATTAAATTTATTAAGTTTTTAATATTTGTTATATTTTTTATTACTATGAATAATAAAAAATATAATTTAAAATTAATAATTAATTATACTTATGGTAATAAATTATATTATATTTGTATTATATTTTTAAATATATTATTATTTTATTAATCTCATTAATAATTTTATTAAATGATATATAATTATTACTATTCCTAAAGTTAATAAATTATTATATCCTTCTTTACTAAATTTTTGTTGATATGCTATATATAAAAATAATGGCATTACAAATAAATAATGAAATATATTTATAAAATTCCAATATGATGCAGATAAACTTGGTTTATAAATAGAGAATGGAATTAATAATGCTAATAATCCTAATATATAAAATATAAATTTAGGAGTTTTATCCTTCTTTAAACCAATATATAATAGTAATAATCCTTGAATAAAAATATGTACTAAATTTACAGATATTTTATACTTAGTAAAATCGTCCATTTATTATTTATAACATAAAATTAATAAAATTAATAAAATTAATAAATTTAATAAAATTACAAAATCATAAAATTAATAAATTTAATAAAATTAATAAAATTAATTAATACATTACAAATTTTAATTATTATTATTTTAATATTAATAATATTTAATAAAGATAATGAATGTTAATATTTATGGAGCAGGAATATCTGGTTTAACTGTTGCTCATGAATTAGTTGAAAAAGGTTTCAATGTTACTGTTTATGATAAAAATGATATAGTTGGTGGTATGGCAAGGAGTGTAAGAGAAAAAGGTAATAATATGCCAACTGAGCATTCTTGGAGAGGATATGGGCCATTTTATTATAATTCTTTTGATATATTAGATAGAATACCTATAAAAGAAGTATGTAATGACTATATTATTGATAATAAAATTGGTGATAATAAATTGGTGATAATAAAATTGGTGATAATAAAATTGGTGATAATAACATAAATAATAAAAATAAAACTGAATTATTTGAGGTTAAGGAATATACAATAGAAGAAGTTGAAAAACATACAAAAGAAGATGATTTATGGTGCTATTATAAAGGTGATGTTTATGATCTAACAAAGCTTGTTAAATCTCATCCTGGTGGTAATTTAATTTTAAAATCAGGTGGCAAAGATTTAGAAAAAGTGTGGGATGAAAATGGAGTTAGTTGGCATAATAAAAATAATTCAGTAAAAACCTCTTTAAAAAAACTTTATAAAGGTAAATTAAAGGAAAATTTTAAGTCAGGTGGTAAAAATAATATTAAAAATTTTAAGCAATTTAAAAATGTAGCAAGTAGTAATCTTAATCCAAATAGATTAAAATTTAAGTTACTTTATAATAAAAATAATAATAATAAAAAACATGGAATATCATTTTATGATTATCCGCTTATTACCTATTTGTTACTCAAAGTAGTTTTGAGTAATGCTAGAAAAAAAACATATTATAAAACAAGATTAGAGCCAATTCTAAAAAATAATGTATCAAAAAATACATATAATTATTTAGTAGATTATATTGCTGGTCCAGGATATGGTTTTGATAAAAATACTATGAGTCTTGGACATTATATGTTATTTATAGAATATAATTTATATACTAAACTAAAATTATGGCAAGTTATGAATAAACCAACAAATGAAGGTTGGTTTGACCCATGGATTAAATTATTAAAAGAAAAGGGTGTTAAATTTAAGTTAAATTCAAGTCTTGATAAAATAAATTATAAAAATAATAAAATAACTAATTGTATAGTAAATTCTAAACAAGTATATGCAGATGAACATATTATAGCACTAAATCCATTTAGTTTTGAAGATATAATAAAAAAAAGTAATATGAAAAATATGTATAATCAATATTTAAATTTAAATACTGTAAATAATCAAATTAGTTTTAGATTAGGATTTAATAAAAAAATTAATTTTAGTCAAAATAATTTAGGATTTGTTTTAGTTGATAGTCCATATAATATAACACTTTATTCACAAAAAGATAATTGGTGTTCTGATGTAGATATTGGTAAAAATTTAGAAGATTTATGGAGTGGAACAATTATTCAACCATATAATAATGGTTCATTATATAAAAAAAATGCATTATCTTTAACTAAAAAACAATTAATAAATGAAATAATTCATCAAGTTTTAGAATGTAAAGAATTAATTAAAAATATTAAAGATAATAATAAAGGTTATATTTTGAAAAAAGAAGATATAATATATAGTGAAATATTTCGAGGATTGGTATTATGATGATAATATGTTAAAAACTAAAAATAAGAAATGGGTTAATAATTTCATAAATGAAGAATATAGACCTAAGGCAAAGACTGAGTTTAATAATTTGCATATAACTGGTTCTCATTGTAAAACTAGTGTTAATATTTGGTCTATGGAAAGTGCTACAGAAAGTGGTAAAATTACATCTAATGAGTTATTAAAAAAATATAATAAAGATAAAGCAAAATTGTTCACTCATAGATCATTAATATTCTTTATAATTTTACAAAAAATAGATGATTTATTATATTATTTATATTTACCTCAATTAGTTGATTGTATTATAATTTTAGTTGTATTATTTATTTTATACAGAATATTAAAATATTTTAAATTAGTTAATTTTGTATTATTAAAAAAAAAAATAAAAAATATTTTAAAAAAAATTAGAAATGATTTAATTAAAATATTAAAAATTTAGATTTAATTAAAATTTAGATTTAATTAAAATTTAGATTTAATTAAAATTTAACAATTACCAGAACCTCTACAATTTCCACATATTTGTGATATTTGTTGTATCATATTACCTATTTGTATAACTGTTGTTCTTCTACCTGTGCCATTACAGTGAGGGCAATTACCTCTTTGCCTTTGATTATTTTGGAAACTAAATCTAAAATTACCATTGCCAAGATTTATATTAATAGAATTAGAATGCATTTGTTGCATCTGGTTCATTTGTCTAAAAAGATCATTAATATTTACATGCATACCATGATTACTCATTTGTAATTGAGGATTATCATATTGATGTTTTTTATCTGGATCAGATAAAACTTCGTAAGCTTCCGTTATTTTCTTAAATTGTAATTCATTTTGTTCTTTATTATCATTATCAGTATTTTTATCTGGATGATATTTAAATGCTAATTTTTTATATGCTCTTTTAATTTCATCAATTGTTGAATCTTTTTTAATTCCTAATAATTCATAATAATTAGACATTTTATTAATTTATAATTTAATTATTTAGTTCTAAATGTTTTAACCAGTTATTTGAAATATCTTCCCAATCATATAACATTTCACTTTTTATAACTTGATTTCTAATATTTTCAACTAATTTATCATCCATTAGAATTTTAATAATATAAATTGCAGCATTTTTTAAATCTTCTGGTTCATCTGGATTACCAGGTAAATGAATACCTGGTCTACTACCAAATAAATTATATTTTGAAAGTACTGGTATACAGCCCGTATATGCACTTTCTTTAATTGTAATACAATCTATTTCTGATGTAGTACTTGTATAATATAAATTCATATTAGATTTAAATTTCTCTTCGCAAATTACTTCATGAGGTTGTCTTCCATGATCAAATACACCTGGTTGTTGCATTAATTGAAACATAGTTGTAACAAATGTAGGGTCTTCACCTTCCATACCATAATATATATGTAATTCTGCTTCTGGTATATTGGCTTTAATAATTGGAAACATATATCTTAGAATATTAAATAGTCCTCTTGTATAACGACTACAATAACAAAATCTATATTTAGTTCTTTCTAAATTATTTTTATTTACAAATAATTCTTTTCTTATACCATTTGGAATTACAATACATTTATTTCTAAATTCTTCTCTTAAATATTTATCTTTAATCTTACTTTCCATAAACTGAATATGAAATTCACTTTTAAGATAAAAGTTATCAATACGGTCTACATTATACATTACTAAATCTTCACTATCCATCATTTCTCTATCATGAAAATCAATTACTAATTTTTTTGCTTTAAACTTTTTCTCACAATTTAAAATAGGAAAGAATCCAAATAATCTCCATAATATTAATACATTATATTCCCTAGATACTAAAAATTTAGTGTACTGTATATATTCTACACCATTATATACTAAATCTTCTTCAAAACAACCATATACAGCAACTTTATAACCTTTTTTAACCCATAATTCTGATAATTTAATAACTGCTTGTTCAGAACCTCCTAAACTTTTATCTGTTGGGTCCCATGTATTTCCATTAGATAATCCACAATAATATACAATATCATGTGTTTTCTCTAAATTTAATTTCATCATATTCATATATTCCTTTAAATACTTCTTATCTTTACAGAAAAAATTTAATTTATTACTATAGATTCTGAATGATCTATTTTGTGCACCTTCTTTAAAATTAAAATTATTCCATAATATTGCTTTTTTTGAATATGTATTACCTGTATGTGATGAATTTACAATACTTGTAAAAGGGTCTAATTGTACTGCCTCATTTTTAAATGAATTTGTAAAGTTTGCTTCTTCTGCATGAAATTTATCTTCACCAAAATGATTCTTTTCTGCATATTCTTTAGTATATGCCATTGTACATCCTACACCATGATATGGTCCAAATGATTGAAATTTAACTACATAATTAAAATCTGCATCATACATAAACATTGGTGAGCTAACTGCTAATTGTAATTTAGATTCGTTAAGTTTATTTACAGCATGTGCCACTCTCTTTTCATGATATAAATCATCATCATCAAAATGAACAATAATATCACCAATTGTTTTACTTTTTGCTATATTTCTTAATGAACCAACTTTATTATTTCTATTTAAATCTTGTGGAATAAAAACAATTTTTGGCAAATTCTTCATTTTACGCATTTCATTAATTATCTTTGGCAACTTACTATTTTCAGTTTTGGTTCCATCTATAATAACCCATTCAATTATATTTTTATATGTTTGCTTACATATTCCTTTTGCTACAAATTTTAAACTAATTTCTCTGTCTTCAGTTGTTGGTGTTAAAATTGATACACTTTTCATAATAAATTAATAATAATTTTTTATTCTTAAATTATTTTTTGAATTAATTAAAATAATAAAAATTTAGAATTAGTTATTATTTGATTTAATTAAAATTATTATTCTACTTTATTATTTTTATTTATAACTTCTTTAATATAATGAACTCTATTTTTTCTAAGATAAGAACTATCTAATTCATTTATTTCTTTTGGTGATTTATTGGAACACATTATTAATATAAAATTAGGATAATGACCATAATCTATATTATCTAAAAATATATTCCATGTTGTTTTATTATGTACCTCTCTTGCAATATTTTTATGAGGAATCAAAGTTTCATTATGAATTGAATTAATCATAATATCTATCTCATCGAGTAAGACTATTAATGGATTATTTTCAGTTGGTTGAACAAGTGCATAAAGTAATTGTAATTCATCTCCAGGATCAGTTGGATTGAATGTTTTACATAATGTTCCATTTAAACTATTTGCTAATAGATAACTTAGAAATGTTTTTCCTTGACCGAATTTACCATGTAAATAACATACAACTCTATTTTTTTTCTGAAATAAATTAGTTATTTCATCAATTATATTTTTTTGACAATTTCTTGGAATATTATTACCAATATTAATTTTTTTCTTACAATATCCAATATTATAATAATGGTTATTTCTTCTATATAAAGTTATTTCATTATTATTTTTAATTAATTCGTTTTGTTCTTCATTATCATTTTCATTATTTAGATTTTCATTATTTTGTTTATCATTATTAATAATTTTAATTGATTTTTTATTTAGCAATATATCTTTTTGTTTCATTGTTGTAATTAATATAGTTTTCTCATAATCATTCTTATCAAAATTATTAACAAAACATATATATTTTATAAAATAATACTTATTTATACCAAATATCCAACCTATTGGTTTGTTTTCATCATTATATTTTAAACATATGTCATTTTCAGTTTGTGTATGAAGATATTTGATTGTTTCAGGAGTATTTATTTCATATTTGAATATACCAAAAAGTCTAAGAATAAAATAAATAATTGGAGATATTATATTAAATACATTATTTATATGAGATATTGATAATATTAAAGCATATAAATAAGTATCCATTAGTATTTAAAATTTTAATATTTTATTAAATTCAAAATTTAAATAATATTAATATTTAAATTATATAGATTCTATATTTTTATATATATATTTTGATATATCTATTTTGTAATATCTATATATATATTTGATATATCTATTTATTTCTTTTTCTTTTATTTCTATTTTCAATTACATTTATTATAATTCCACCGAATCTTCCTTCTTCTGCTTCACAATGAATATCATTAATAAAACAAGTGGTGTCATCAGATTTTATTTTTTGTCCATTAATTGTAACATAACTAATTATATTATTACCTGACCAATTATTGGAAAATTCTATTATATTCCCATATCTATCATATATTGGATAAAGACTAATACATTCATTACAGACAGCATTAGGATATCTTAATAATCCTTGATAACCTCTTTTACATATTGGACATTCTATTATATCAGACATTTTAATAAGATTTATAATTATTATTTTTAAATAGTATATTTAAATAAGTAGTTTAAAAATTATTTATAGTATATATATATAATAATGCTACAAAGATGCTTTGATAATAATTTTAATGAAATTCAGATTGGTGTTGATGAAGCAGGAAGAGGTAGTTTAGCAGGCCCTGTATTTGCAGGTGCTGTTATTTTTGATCCAAATTTTGAGCATGAAAAACTAAGTGAAATAAAAGATTCAAAAAAAATGACAAGAAAAAAAAGGGATGAACTAAAGTTATTTATTGAAGAAAATGCATTAGCATTTTCAGTAGAATCATGTGATAATTCAATTATTGATGAAACGAATATCTTAAATGCAACATATTCTGCTATGCATAAAGCATTACATAAAATATATGAAAATATTAAATTTAATCATATTATTGTAGATGGTAATAGATTTAAAACATTTCTAACAAAAGATGGTTTTATAAAACATACATGTGTTGTAAAAGGTGATAATAAATATTTAAATATTGCGGCGGCAAGTATATTAGCAAAAACTTATCATGATGATTATATAGATACATTATGTAATGATAATCCAGATTTTGAAAAATATGGATGGAGGAAAAATATGTGTTATGGAACAAAACAACATATTAATGCTATAAGAGAATATGGACTAACAGATTATCATAGAAAATCTTATAAAATAAATCTATTTTCTTGAACTACAACAATTAAATGATTTTGATAATGATAGTGGGTAATTAACACATCTAATTATAAAACAATATTCAAAATGTTGTATAAGTTTTTAAATTGTAAATTTATTTAAAACTTTTTTATTATAAATTTTATAATTATGTGTGGTATATTTTCTTTTATTTCAAATAATAATTCATTTGAAATAGATGTAAATAATATTACTAATAATTTAAATAAAATAAAAAAAAGAGGTCCAGATAATACACAAACTAAAATAATTAATAATGTTTTTTTTGGATTTCATAGATTATCAATTAATGATTTATCAGATGCTGGTAATCAACCTATGGAATTAAATGATTGTTATTTAATTTGCAATGGAGAAATATTTAATCATTTGGATATAAAAAAAAAATATAGATTTAATACTAAATCAGATTCAGATTGTGAAGTTATTCTACATTTATATAATTATCTAGTTAAAAATAATTGTGATAATTTTAGTGAATATATTATTAATGAATTATGCAATGAGTTAGATGGAGAATTTTCATTTATGTTATATGATACAAATAATCAATATATATTAATTGCAAGGGACCCATATGGAGTTAGACCATTATTTTATGGTTATGATAAAGATAGTTATATGTTTGCATCGGAACTAAAAGGTATAGATTATAAATATAGTAATATTAAACAATTTCAACCTGGTTCATATATGATAATTAATAATTTAAATAAAGAAATAGATATTGAAAATATTAAATCAGAATGTAATGATATTGAAAAGGTTAAATTTAAAATAAATAAATATCATGAAATTATTATTGATAAATTACAAAATTTTTATAATGAAGAATCATTATTAGAAAATCTTAATTATATTTTCAGAAAATCAGTTTATAAAAGAATGATGAGTGACAAAGAGATATGTTCATTATTATCTGGTGGTTTAGATAGTAGTTTAGTGGCATCTATTTTATCTCAAAAGTTAGGACCAAATAAATTAAAAACCTTTGCTATTGGTATTAAAGGTTCTCCTGATTTAAAATATGCAAAGATAGTAGCTGATCATATAAAGAGTATTCATTATACTATTGAATTAACCGAAAAACAATTCTTAGATGCAATTGAAGAAGTCATTATTGCTATTGAAAGCTATGATACTACTACTGTAAGAGCAAGTGTTGGAAATTATCTAGTTTCAAAATATATTAGAGAAAATACAGATTGTAAAGTAATATTTAATGGAGATTATGCAGATGAAGTATGTGGTGGTTATAAATACTTTAAAAAAACAAGTAATGAATCTGAATTTCATAATGAATGTATAAGATTAGTAAATGATATACATTACTTTGATTGTTTAAGAAGTGATAGGAGTATATCAAATAATGGTTTAGAAGCAAGAGTTCCATTTGCGGATAAAGATTTTATAAATTATTATTTAAGTATTGAACCAAAATACAGAATGAGTAATAATAAGATTGAAAAGTGTATGTTAAGGAAAGCATTTGAAAATGACAATTTATTACCAGATGAAATATTATGGAGAAATAAAGAAGCATTCTCAGATGGTGTTACAGATGAAAAGCGTTCATGGCATAAAATTATTCAGGAATATGTTGATACTAAAATAACAGATGAATATTTTATGAAAAATAAAGATAAATATACACATAATACACCTGTTTTAAAGGAAAGTTTTTATTATAGAGAAATATTTGAAAAATACTATTTAGGTAAATCTGATGTTATACCTTACTTTTGGATGCCATTATGGAGTGAAGATACAAATGACCCAAGTGCGAGAACATATTAGATATATTTATTTTTATTATTATTTATATTAATTTATAATGATTTATAATGATTTATAATGATAAATTAAAATTAATAAATTAATATATATTAATATAAATTAATTATAATGGGTTCATTATCACCACCTAAAAATGATGTATCAAAATTATTAGATTTTACATTAAAGAATAATAAATTATCATCTGATAAGAATGAATGGATTCAAAAAAATTTATTACAATCACAGAAAATTATAGGGTCTAGCATTGATTTAATTAAAATGTATTTTAAGTATCAAAATTATAAATTAGTAATACTGAGAGTATTAGTTTTAATTGTAATCATTGCTATATCATATTTTATATTAAAAGTTTATAATATTAGACCTAGAGCATTTACTATTTGGAAATATCTTAATATATCAAGTAAATTTGATAAAAGTACTGGTCTTGATATAGAATTAGCAGATAAACTATCAGATGCTTTAGCAAATTATATATCATTACCTAGTTTAATAATTGATGAAATAAATTATAAATCTAAATTTATATCTAATCCTGAATTTGTTACAAAAAAATTAACAACAAGCAAAACTTCTAAAAAATGTAAAAAAAATTCAATATGTTCAACAAAAACTAATGTGACTACAAATACTACTGAGCAAGATACAAATGAACAATATAAAGTTGAATATATTGATTATTTAGAAGAATATTTATTTGAAAATTATAATGTTGATAATAAATTATATAATTTATTAAGAAAGTTTGTTGAATATTGTGACGAAGAATATGATAGTAAAGCATTATCTGATAGTGAAAAACTTAAGAATCAAACAGTTAATACTAATCAAAAACATATGAATAAAAATGTATTCAATACTACTTCCAAAAATCTATATTTAAGTGAATATTTTAAGATTATTGAAAATATGTTACCAGTTTATAATATTACAATTGATAATAAGTTAGATAATAAGGTAGTTAATGATTTTATTAGTAATATTAATAAAAAACCAGATATAGATTGGGATGGTAAAATAGATAAATCATATGAAAAAATCAAAACATTTTTTTCAAATATATTAAAAACACAATCAACAAATACACAATTATCATCAAATGAAAAGATAATTGAGGTATATAAAAATATATTTTATAGAAATGTATTATACATTATAATTAATAAAAATTCAACTGAAATAAATAAACAATTAAGTAATTTAGAAAATAGTAATATATTATCGTATTTAAATCCAAATATTTATAATTCAGAAAATGACCCAGGTAGGGATTTATTCAAAAATTATGGTAAATATCTATATGTTAAAAATAATAATGATATTCAATCTTTTAAGGATGTAATTAATCCATCTGCAACAATTCCTGATTTTATTAAATCTGAAATTAAAAATACAGAAACATTTGTAACTAAAAATGAATTAATTAAAAATATTAAAAATAAAATTGAAGAAAAATTAAATAAAATACAAAGTGGTGTCAGTTATATGAAGTATATTAATAATGATTTCAAATATGTATTTGATACTCTGAAAGATTATAAATCTAATAAATTAGGATTAAATGGATATGAGGAGGAATATAATAATTACAAAAAAGAATTAAATAAAATTAGAAATCATAAATATGATACAGAAAATTATATTGTTAATGAGATATATAAACTTGATGTAAAAGATTACAAGGCAACTAAGGATAAAACAATTAAATCAATTTATAATATTCATAATATTCCCGATTCAGATAAAAGTATAATTCATATATTTAATTGTCTAATTGTATTTGAGGACTTTTTAAATTTTAAGAATGTAATTACAAAGCAAAGTGGTAAATATAAAAAAAATAATAAAAAATGTCCCACTTCATCAAGTGTATGCTCATCAATATTACCATCTACAATTAAAAGTAATGATAATAGCGTAGTTCAAGATGATTTATATAATGAGTTGATTAAATATCAATATTATATTGAATATTTTTCTACTCTAACATATTTTGATAATAAGAAAGATAAGTACGTATATTTATTTGATAATGATAATGATAAACTAGAATTTATTAAATTCTTTCATGAACCATTAAACTTAGCCTTATATATAAAAGATATAGATATTGTAAATGCAGCAACATTTTCTACAATGGTTTTACATGATAATAATTCACAAACTAGTTTTAATTCATTAGCAAACTTGCCTAAATATTATATGAGTTTTATTGAGATAAAATTAGCAGATAATTTTATAAATGATGTTAAAAACTTTAAAGAAAATAGAACTCATATTGATATATTTAATGATTTTATTAAAGTTAAATGGGAAGATTATTGGAATAATATTATAATTAAAGAATATATTAATAAAGAATTATCATGGGACTATCAAACTAAATTTTCTAAACCATATTGGGATTCATTTTCTAGAAAAATGAATGATGAATGTACATGGTTTACTGATCCGGTAATTAGAAGCATATTAGGAATAACTAATCAATGTGCGAAGAGAAGAAAGAGTAGAAGGTTTCTTAGGATTTTTAAAAGCACTAGGTAGATTACCAGGGATGATTATTAATATTCCAAAACATTTAGGAGATATATTAAATACATTTATAAGATTAGTAAATGTTGTTGTTCAAGTTGCTAGATTTATTATTAGAATGATTGGAAATATTGATAAATTATTAATTCCAAATCCATTAAGAATGTTAACTTTCATTATATCAATATTTTTATATATGGTTGCAAAAATATTAATAATTTTATTAAGTATTCAAATTGGAACATTACCTATTGGTCAATTATTATTATTATATGTTTTAACTGTCACTATACTATTTCCTCTTGCTTTATTAAAAATATCTGTTGTATTAATATTATTAATTGTAATTACAATTGTTGCTCTTATATGCTGGATTCTTGATTGGTCAATATCTATATTTACAAATAAACAAAGTGTATTTACTAGAATGTTATATAAAGTAACTTCATGTGAAGATTCACCATTCTCTTGGTATAAAAATAGTCGTTACGATTTAGATAATAAAAATACAAAAGGACTATTATGTTATTCACCTTGTGGTTCAAATTATCGTCTATCATTTGAAAATGATGCTTGTCATAAAGCACCAAGTAATGTTCCATATTATTGTCCTCAACCACTATTATATAGAATTTATATTAAAGAAAGAACTAGTGGAGTTAAACAAATTGGAACATTTAATATTCGTAATTATCCTTATTTAATATTTTCATCTGCAAGTACTCAAAAAGAATTCATAGACAATTATAAAAGAAATAAAAAAGAGTATTATGATAGTTGTAATAGAAAAAATACAGAAAATCCTGAATATAATCAAATTGGTAAGAATATTTGTGCTTATGGTTATTCAAATGATGGCAAACCTATAAGTAATAATATTAAAAATATATGTAAACAAACATATTGTTCAAATGGTAAATATGAAGATTTCTGTTATAAATATGATAAAGATGTAAAATATAATATGCCAACGATGCCTAAATCTAATTCAAAAAAAGCATTATTAGGTATTGTGACTATATTTTTAGTAGCATATATATTATATAACTTTGATCTTATTGAAAAGAATAAATATAATCCTAATAAAAAAAGTATATTTAAATTTGAAATTCCTAATAATTTAAAACAATATTATAATAAAATGAGTAGTGTATCTAGTTAATCCCTCATTTCACTACTTTCTGGAGATTCATTTTGCCTCGAGCGGAAGTTCCTTGATGGAAAAACATTACTATCGCACATTAATGGACCGCCAAATACACCTGTGATGTCTACTCCTTGTGGTTGCCCATCTTTTCCTTGGGTTAAATTTAATGAAACATATTCTCCTTTTGCCAAAGTTCTAAAATGACTATTTTTGGGTTTAACACCTGTATGATGAACAAAAATATCCTTACCTTTTTGATCTCCATTTACAATTGTTACAAATCCATAACCAATTTTATGATTAAACCATTTGCAATTTCCTACATATTTTCCATATTCACTAGCACCCAATACTTCTGCTACTGGGACTGTTGTGGTAACTGGAGATTCTTGATTTGTTGACATTGTTAACAAATATAATAATTATTATGTTAAAAACTTTTAAATAATTTTATTTTTAAATTTTAAATATGAATAAATCATTGTTAATATCAATTATCATATTAATCATTCTAATTTATTTGAATTATAATTTAAAGTACAATAATGAATTCGAATTATTACAATTATCATCAAATAAAATTACACAAAATATATTATATGAAAAATCCCCTATTATTGTACAAGATAATATTAGTAATATAATAGACTTTATTCATGTTATTTTGACATATGAATATATATTCAAAAATAAAGTTGATTATAAAAGTTCAAATTATGTTAATAAAAATTTAGCATTATATTCATTAATTTATAATTCAAATTCAAAACCAATTAATGTTTATATATCACACCCTAAAAATAGCAAGAAATTTAAATCTAATAAACTAGAATCATTTAATTATATAATTTCAGATTATAAAGTTAATGATGTAGAAAATATTAATGATACTCAATTTGTTAAAATAACATTAAAACCAAAAAAATTATTAATATTACCAGCGTACTGGTTATTTTATATTGATAATAATTGTCAAATATATTCTTTATTTGGATTATATAATATATTAATTGCTTTATTTAAAGGTTTAGTTTAATTCTTTTAAGAATGGTAATTTTAAATTCTTATTTTTAAATATTAACTTTATAAATTGTCTTAAATCATCTTTTGTTACACTAAAAGTATCACCTGTTCCTGTTTCTATTTTAAGCATTAAAAACATCTTTGATGGTCTTGGATTTCCTGCGCCAAGTGTTTTAAATATTTTTAGTTTCTTATTATGGAATCTTATATAAAGTATATATTTCCATAATATATCTTTCTTTAATTGATTATTAGTAATAGTCTTTTTGATTTTACCTTTATTATTAAGATAATCTTTATTTATTAAGTTTTCAATATTTTCAATTAAATTATCTTTTCTTATTTTTAAGTTTTTACCAAATATTTTATTATTTGTAATTTTAAGAGTTTTTGCATATTCTTCTAATTTATCTAATTCCATTTGTTTTTTTCTTTTTTTAGGTTTTGTAGATTTCTTAGATCTCACAAGTTTTATATCTATTTTTTCTATTTCTTTATTAATTTTATCTGTATCTCTATTTATTAATATTCTATTAGTAATTGATATTTCTAATTCATCTAATTCTTTATCAATAGATTTAGGACTAGCATTATTTTTTATAGAAGTTTTTAATTTATCTACCTTTTTAATATTTTTTTTTGTAATTTCTTCGGATTCTTTGGATTGTTGTAATGCCAATTGTAATAATAAATATTTTTCAAATAATTTCTCAAATTCTGTTTGTTGTGGAGATTTTGGTCCTGATTTACTTTTATCTGTAAAGATTAATCTTGGTTTATCATTTCTAGGTTGATTTGGTATTACTACTGATGGTCTTGGTGGTGGAGGATTAAGTGGTGTCGGTTGTGGTAATTGTCTTGGTGGAGGATTAGGTGATGTTGGTTGTGGTGGAGGATTAGGTGGCGTTGGTTGTGTTGGTATATTATTTAAATTAGAAGATAATGAAGATATTGGAAATCTTGATTCATTAGAATTATTATTTCTTATTACTCTTGTAGTTCCAATATTAACACTTCTATTATTTGATTGATTTGTACTTGATGTTTCTTGCGATAGTTGATTATTTTTTGGTATTTCAGGACGAGTATTATTACTTATAAATCTTCTTAACATTTGTGGTTGTGATGATTGTTGTTGTGGTGATTGATTTGTATTCGATGTTTCTTGTGGTAATTGATTTGGCATTTGTTGTAATACAGTTCTTTCTGTTGCATTTAATGATTGTGATGATGAATTGTTATTTGATTTTGATGATTGTGATGATGAATTGTTATTTGGTAGTGATGATTGATTTGGCATTGATTGTAATACAGTTCTTTCTGTTGCACTTGATGATTGTGATGATGAATTATTAGTTGATTTTGGTGATATTGGTTGTCGTGATATAGGTAGTGATGATTGATTTGGCATTTCTTGTAATACAGTTCTTTCTGTTGCATTTGATGATTGTGATGATAAATTATTATTTCGTTGTGACAATGAATTTTGAGAGTTAGAACTTAAATTTTGTTTATTTAATATAAATGGTAAATTATTATTATTATTAGTAAATTCAGATGGAGTTCTTAGAAATCTTTTAATTTCAGTTCTATCATAGTTAATTGGTTTCTTTCTACTAAATAATTTAAAATCTAAAATTTTTTTAAATCTACTAAAATTAAAATTTGATTTTCTAGATTTCTTTTGTAAATTTTGTTGTATTATTTCTTTTTCTTTTTTTAAATTTGAAGTTTTAGATTCTGTATTTTTTAATGTATTTTTTAGTTTTTCTTCAATTATATTTAATTTTTTATTCTGTTTTGAGGAATCTTGTAATTTTTTATTTTTTGAATTATTTCTATCATCATTGGCTTTTTTTATGCTTGTTATTAATCTAATTGTTTCTGGTTCATTTTTTATTTCGCTTTTTTTTCTTTTTAATACTAATGGTGTTGGTATTTTTTTACCTCTATTTAATTGTTGCTCTTTTTTTATCTTTTGTATTTTTCTTTGTATTATTTTTTTCTCTTGTTGTTTTCTTGCTAATATTGAGTTACGAAGAACAATTGCTTTCTGTTCTAATGTTGTTGCCGTTAATGCATTTAAAGGTTTAGGTGGAAATTCACCTCTAATAACTTGATGACTTGGAGCTTTTGGAAAATTTAATTTTTTATCATTCCTCATCACATTTTTTGGTCTTGATGGTGATACTTGATTCTGATTTTGAGATGGTATAGTATTTAATTGTCTTTGAATCTGACTTGGAATTGATACAGAGTTTTGTGATGGTACAGAGTTTTGTGATTCTATATTATTTAATTGTCGTCCAATCTGATTTGGGATTGATACAGGCTTTTGTGATTCTACATTCTGATTTAGAGTTGATACAGTATTTAATTTTGATTGATTCTGATTTGGGATTGATTCTAATTTTGATTTAGATTTTGATTTTGGTTTAATATTATTTATATTAGTATTCCTTTTACCATTATTTATAATTTTTCCATTTGAACTAACACGCGACCCATTTTTTAATGTAACACTTCCATTACTATGTCTAGCAGATACATTATTATTTTTAAAATTTAACTTTGGTGGTTGTGGTTGTGCTTGTGGTTGTACTTGTGGTTGTGCTTGTGGTTGTACTTGTGGTTGTGATGAATCATTAAATATACTTGGTAGATTACTATTATTATTATTAAATTGTGATGGTGTTTTATTCCAAATAGTTAAATTACTAGCTTTTTGTCTTATATCATTATCTATATTAAATTGTGATGGTGTTTTATTCCAAATAGTTAAATTACTAGCTTTTTGTCTTATATCATTATCTATTTCTTGTTCTTTGATTCTTCTTTTTTTTTCAGTATTTGCATATAAATTAGCAATTGCTTTTTTTGTCTTCTTTCTAATTGATTATTTAAATTCTGCCGAGTTATATTTTTTTCTGCATTGCTTTTATACGATGTATTTTGTTTTTGTGTATTTTGATTTGTTTGGGTTCCACCATATAGTTGACTCCCACTTTTACTTGATAAATACATAATTGTATTATTTATATAATAAAATATTAATAATTTTTAATTATTTGAAATTCATTATTTGTAAATGAACTAAATATTCTATCTTCACACTGAAGATTAATTGGTTTATTTCTTATTTCTCTTTTTAATTTAATTTTATTATTAGTAACTTTGTTAGATTTTCTTTGTAATTCTTTATTATTAATATCTATAATTGTATATAAATATTCAATTCTATTTTTATCATTTTCTTCTTGTTTAGCATTATTATTTTGTTTTGCAGGTGTTTGTTTCTGTTTTGTTTTATTAACTTTCTTTTTCTTTTCTTTAGGCAACTCATAAAATTCAATTAATTGTTGATAAATATTATTAATAAATTTAATATCAATATCATTTTGGATTGTTGAAGAATTAATTAATTTATTTGATAAAATTAAATCAAATAGTAAAAATATAATTGAAACTCTATTATATAAATTACTTTTTTTTAGTTTCCAATTAAATATATTAAAATACAAATCATAAAAATAATTTAGTTTTGCATCATTAATTGAATTTTTATAGAATTTAAATAATTCAAAAAATATCATTATATAATTATCTTTAAATGCCGGATTTATAGTTTCTATATTTTTTAATAATTTAGTTTTTTTTGAAAATTTATTAATAATTGTATTAAATAAATCAAAAAATTTGGTATTATTCTTTTTTTTAATATAATAAATTAATTCTAAAAAATATTTATGTTGTTCTAATGGAATATATTGTCTTATATTATCCCATATATTATAATTAAATTGATTTAGTTTATTTAATAGTATATCTGGGTCTAATAACAATTTTATCTCATATTTTTTCTTATAATAAATATTATCTGGTTTATTTAAATAATAAAAATCATTTGAAATATTATTAAATAATAATCTATTATCATCTAAATATATTTCATTCTTTTTTAAATTCTTAAGTATATCAATACATTCATTAATATTTTTAATAAAATCAATATTATTTGTAATATAGAATTCTAAATATAATTCAATTATTATTTCTAATAATAAATCTGGATGATTATTACAAATAAATTCACATGTATATAAATGAATCTCTTTTAAATTTTTATTAAATATTGAGATTTTATAGTTTTCTATCATAGTTTTTTTATTAATATTTAATGTATCCCAATTTTTCATAATTATTTGATATTAAAATATAATTAAATATTTATATTTAAATTTAAAAAATTGTATAATTTATATTTTTTTAAATTAATTAAAATGCGTTGTATAAAATGTAGAAAAAAGAAAAGTATATTAATTGAATGTAAATATTGTAAAAATGAATATTGTTCTTCTTGTTGTTTACCTGAAATTCATAAATGTAAAAATATAAATATCTGCAAAAAAAGAAAATTAGATGAATTAGAAACAAAATTAGAATCAGAAAAAATTGAAAAAAATAAAATAATAAAAATTTAAGTTTATAAAAATTTAAGTTTTTTGATTTTATTAAAATTAAGTAAAAATTTAAGTTTATTTTTTTTTATTTTCATATAATTGAATCCAAATTTCTTTCCATTTATTTAAAAATATATCCATCATAATTTTATTTTGAGTATTATCATTATTATTTATTTTATTAAATACATTATAAAAATCATTTATTAATATATCATCAATACTATTATGGTCTATTATAATATTTGGAGTACTATTTCTAATTTGCTTCCTAATTTGATTTTTTTTTCTTTGATTTGTCATTTTAATTAATTCTAAATTTAATTAATTCTAAATTTTAATTAATTCTAAATTTAATTAATTCTAAATTTAATTAATTCTAAATTTATTTTTTTAATCAAATTTTTAATTACTTTATAAAATATATTTGTTAAAATTTTTAAACAAATGGTTCTGTTATTACATAAAATTGCTTGTCAATATCTTGGTGATTATCATAATTCTGATCAATATATTTTTGTCTTTTACTTTTACAGCACTTTTTATAGAAATATCTGATAATACAATATATATTTATTAATACAATAAAAGTAAATATAGCTAGAAAACAAAATAAAACTGTATTATTATTTAAGTTATATTCTTCAAAGTAATTATATAAAATATCTGAATTCATAATTAGAAATTAGTTTATAAACGGATATTATATAAATGTAATAGTTTTATATTTTAAGTTAAATAATAAAAAAATTTCAAAATTTAATTAGTTAATAATTAATAGAAATAAAAATTTGAAATCAATAATGGTGTATAATTTTTATTGCGGAGTATTCAACTATGAATACATCATATATGAATACATCATATATATTAACATCAAAGAACTATGAAAATTATGAGAATCACCTTCAGAGTGTAAATAGTATGAGTTTATTTGGTATTAATAAATCATTTACAATTAACATTTTAAATTATATGATTCATAAAGAAATTTGTAATTTATTTGAAATTATTAAGAATTATATTAGTAGATTTAATTTAAATAAAAAACTATTAGAAAAATTTATAGAAAATTATAATATCAATAAATTTTCAATATTTAATAATAAAGATGTTAAATTAATTAATTGTATGCAAAGAGATAATTATAATAATATATATATATCATTTATTCAAAATTGTAGTGAAGATGTAATCACAATTGATGAAATTATGCAAGAATTTAATTTATATGAAAATATTTTATATGGAAATTTTATAGAAAATATAATTAATAAATTTAGAAATGAAGAAATTAATAAATTTATTAGAATTGTTCAAAAACAGAGTAAAAATTATATTGAATTTATAGATTTTTTGAATAATTTAATAATTTAATAATTTAAAAATTTGAATTTATATAAAAATATTTTTATTATTTTATAAAATTATACAATGTCAAAAATTGCTGAACCTCTACTAACTGAATCAAGCAGTCGCTATGTACTTTTCCCAATTCAATACCCTGCTATATGGAGTATGTATAAGAAGCATGTTTCAACTTATTGGACTGTTGAAGAGATAGATTTAGCTAAGGATCATGATGATTGGGAAAAATTAAGTGATAATGAAAGACATTTTATTAAGAATGTCTTAGCATTCTTTGCAGCAAGTGATGGTATTGTTAATGAAAATTTAGTTTTAAATTTTATGTCTGAAATTAAAGTATCAGAGGTTTTAGCATTTTATAGTTTTCAAAATGCTATTGAAACTATTCACTCTGAAACTTATTCTTTACTAATTGATACTTATATTAAAGACGAAACAGAAAAAGATAGATTATTAAATTCAATTGAAACAATACCATCAATTAGAAAAAAAGCAGATTGGGCAATAAAATGGATTGAAAATAAACAAGATAGTTTTGCTATAAGACTTATTGCATTTGCTTGTGTTGAGGGTATATTTTTCTCAGGTGCTTTCTGTTCAATTTATTGGCTAAAAGAAAAAGGGCTCATGCATGGACTTACATTTAGTAATGAATTAATTAGTAGAGATGAATCATTACATACTGAATTTGCAGTATTATTATATAGTTATATTGTTAATAAATTATCACAAGAGGAAGTGCATGAAGTTATATCAGATGCAGTTACTATTGAAAAAGAATTTATAATTGAATCATTACCATGCTCACTACTAGGTATGAATAGTGATTTAATGTCTGAATATATTGAATTTGTTGCTGATAGATTAGTCGTGCAACTTGGTTATGATAAAATATATGAAACATCTAATCCATTTGATTTTATGGATCGTATCGGATTAGAAGATAAACAGAATTTCTTTGAAGTTAGAGTTAGTAACTATAGTAAGGCAGAAATTCATAATACAAAAGATAGTAAATTAGATTTCAATTTAGATGATGATTTTTAATGTTTGAAGATTTTTAATGTTTAATATAATATCTAAATTAATATTTAATATGATATATAATATAGTAATTATTTTTGTTTGTAAATTGTCATTCCAGTTTTGGTTTTAGTTTTTACATAAGTATTTTTAACACCATCTTTATTAGTATATTCAAAAGAGGGTTTATCTGCTAATCTTGCTTCTTCCTTTAATCTAAAAAATTCAGTTACTTTCTTACCACCTTTCTTATTCTTATTATGACCCATTTTTGCCTTATTATGTCCCATTTTATTTTCTTCCATTTTGTTGTGACCCATTTTACCTTTATTTTGTTGTCCTTTTGCTTTCTTCATTTATTTATATAAAATAAAAAAATTAAAAAATAATTAATTAATTATTTTTAATATAATATAAACCTTGTAGAAAAGCATCTGACAAATCATCTTTTTTCTTATGTTCATTAAATAATATATTATATTTATTATAATCACTATAAAGTTCTTTTTCTAAAAAATAATTAGTATATAAAATTGCTAATTTTTTATTTCTATTATATTTTGTTTTAATTTTTAATATATCTTCGGATTCATTAAATTGAATTAATTTTTTTCCTAATTTTAATTTATTTGAAGCATTTATTAATTTAATTAATTTAATCTCCCTTCCTAATATTATAGATTCATATTTAAAGAATCCCATTATTAATATTTGTATTGATTTCATAACTGGATTTTTTAGAACTGGTTGATTTTCTAATAATACTTCAGTTATATTTTCTTCTAAAAATTCATCTTGTAATCTTTTATACATTCTAGTTCCTATTTCATCTAGTGAAATATCCTTACATTTTTCATTATCTTCTAATATATTAATAATTCCCCATTTATGTATTATTAAGTTTTTTTCATTATTTATTGATAAGTCTTTATATAAAATACAATATCCTAAATTTTTAATACCAATATCGAATGATAATATCATTATATATATATAATATAGTAATTAATTTTAAACTATTTTATACTATCTATACTATTTATACTATTTATTTAAAAATTAAAAGATAATAATAATTGATATCTAATTATAGGTTAAAAAAAATTTGAATTTGCCTTAGGAAATTTTAATACATAAAATGGTCAAATTATATGACCAAGACTCATATGAGTTTAAATTAACAACTAATCTTAAAGGTGAAGCTGTTACTAAAAAAAGAAAATATGGTACAAATAGTTGGAGATTAGTATGTAAGCATAAAGATTGTAAGCATATTGCTAAGTTGAATGGACTATGCATTACACATGGGGGAGGATACTATTGTCAGTATAAAAATTGTACTAATATTGTAAATAGTAAGTATAAAAATTGTGAGAAACACCATTTTAATAAAGTAAAATGTAGAATTAGTAAGTGTAACAATTTAAAGAAATATTGTAATGGATTATGCGAACTTCATCATACAGGATTTCCTAGAAAATCTAAAAAATCCAATATAAATAAAAAAAATAATAAAAAGAAACTTATACTTAAAACTGATAATCAAGAAGATGATAATAAAAAACAAAATAAAAATGATAATGAAGAAAGAGAACCAATTACACTAGAAACTCTAAGACAAAATATAATTGATTATCTTAAAAAATCTAATAATAATTTTAGATTTGAATTAAAAAAAGATAATAATTTGTTAAATAATATTAGTATTGATATTAATCTATCATTCAATTAAATTTAATTAAATTAAATATTTCTGAATATATTAGTAAAGTTTTTATATGAAATATGAGTAATATTCTGTTTTAATATAAATGTCAACTTTTTCCAATATATATCATTAACATATTTATTATTATTAGTACTTGCATATTTATATTGTTTTTTTAGAAATTTATAATATTTTGAATAAAATTCATATACATTTGAAGACAATGGTAAATTCAAGTAATTTTCAATTATATTATAATAAACTTTTATTGTATCTTTTGGTATATTCCTAAGATAATCTATTGGATAAATTACATTATATGTTGGACATTTAATTAAATTCTGTTTTTCAAGTAAAATATTCTTAGTATTATCAATTAATAAAATATATTTTAACTGACTAATATTTTTCATATTATATTTTTTCTTTAATGATCTAAATATTAAGGGTTTAACCTTTTTTATTGATTTATATTTATCTTGTAAATGATTCCTTGTTAAAAATGGACGATTAAATTTATATCCTAATACTTTTTCTAGTTGAGGTATAATGAATTTTGCCCATTTGTCAAATGATGCTGTATATATAAATAATTCTATATTATCATATTCTCTTGTTTTTTTTATAAAATTCTTTAAATATTTTCTTATAATATATTTATTTAATTCTTCTTGTAATATTTTGTTTTTATATCTAATTTCCTTTCCATCTATTTTTTTTAATCTCATATTAATATCTTTAATTAGATAATATTCATCTAATTGTGGTGTTATATCTCCAATCATAGTACCATCTAAATCAATTAAGAATACAATAGGTTCTACATTCATTACTATTAATTACTATTAATATATATTTATATAAATTTAATTACCATACATATTTATCTTATTAATTAATTCATCATTTAATTTATTTAATTCATTTCTTAATTCATAAATGCTTAATTGTTTAACTTTAAATTCACTCTCATCTTGTTTAATATTAAATTTATCTAATTTATTTAATTTTATATCATCATCAATTTGTAAAATACTATTATAAATGTACTTTTGTAATTTTACATAACAATGATCAATTCTAATTTTTGAATAACATAAATTAATTTTATTAGTTTTATAATTTAATAAATTATCAGTATCTACAAATGTTAATTTTTTCCAAAATTCAACTGCATTTTTATTCCAGACTTTATTAGACACAATATTATGAATTCCATTTAATAGCATATTAATATCATTATTTTCTAATTTCATTGTATTTTTATTTCTTCTATAATGTCCTTTCAAATCATATTGGTTAATATAAGATTGATATATTTTATATTGAACATTTGAATCTGTACAATATGGAAACTTATCTATAATGAATACATGACCTGGAAAAAATGCAGTATCTCTGCTATTATTAGGAACTGATTTACTTTTTTCCATATCATTATTTGTCATTAAAATATAGTAAAAATATCTTTTTTTAATATTTTTATTAGATAAATCTTTTTTAAGATCATTAAATACTTTTAATTTAAATTCTAATTTATTTTTCTTTTTTTCATATCTTTTATTAATATTATCTACAAGACATATCTCAGTATCTTTTACTTTTAAAGAACCTCCTAGTAAATATGTAAGCATAATTGCTGTATTTAAACATTTAGTTGTTTTTAATTTCATATTATAATCAGTTATATTTACGGATAATAATTGCATTAATGGTTCAAGATATTTCATAATTAAATCTGTTACTTCACAATTCTGATATTTACAGACTTCCATTTATTAAATTTAAATAATAAAAAAATTAAAATATTATATATATTATAAATAATATGTTTGGTACTACAACTCTTAAATATTTAGTATTATTTGCTCTTTTATTAGGTGTTCTTAATTTAACTTCTTCATCTCTTTTCAGCAATAAAAAATCTATGGATGTTGAAAAGTTTGAAGAAGAAAAAAATAGTCTAAATAATTCTGTTATGAAATTAGAAAAAATTGCGTCTGATTTAAAAACAGTTGTTGATGATATGAATCTTCATTTAGCATCTAAGGTAATGGATGATGAACATGACCATACAACAGACCATGAAGGAGCAGATGATGTATATGATACAGATGATGATGAAACTATGCCTGTACCAAAAGTAAAAATACCTGTAAAAGTAAAAAAACCAGTAAAACTTACATCTACAAAGAAAGAAACATATAAAACAAGAAAATCAAGAAAAATGAAAGATGATGTTGAAGAAGGGTTTGTTAATGGAATGCCTACTGCTTTTGGCGGTGATTATTTGCTTCTTTAATTAATAAATTAAATATTTAATCTCTGTAATTTTTATTTTTTATTTTTTATTTTTTATTTTTTATTTTTTATTTTTTATTTTTTATTTTTATTAATTGATTTTTTTAAATATTTTATCTAATAAAATATGCCAGAATATTATAAAACAAATAAAGGTTATTATTATAAAAAAACACAAAAAGGAGGTTCTAGTAGAATATCAGTAAAAGATTATGAAAAAGCAGTATTAAAACAAAATGGTGGTGAACAAGTAATTATTACATCAATTACCGATTTTGCAGGTACAAATGCAAGACGGATTATGTTAAATACAAGATTTAATCCTAAAAATATAAATAACTGGATAGACGCGATAAATGAATTTTTTATAAAAGATAATAATTTTTTAAAAAAATATTGTAATGTATCTACATTAATCTATCCAAATGATAATACTAATGTTGGTAGAGATATATTAAAAAATATATGGAATAATGGTAAATCCAATAATAATAGTGAATCTAATAATATTAAATCTAATAATGGTAAATTACCAGTTGTAAGAATAAGATTAAAAGATGAATTCTTAAATGAAACAAAAGTACAACAAAGTAATCCGACTCGTATGGAACTAAAAAGTGGTAAAAGAATGAAAGTACCATCTTTTAAAAAAGTACCAACTATACCAAATGATAATGATACTATGGTATTTATAAATGATCGTGAAATATTATTATCTAAATTAAGAACTCATGATTTATATTTTTTTCTTAGTCGTAATAATGATAATACTTATACTTTTAAATATACATATATTAAAAGACCTTCAAATAATATGAATATGAATGGAGGTAGTAAAAAAAAATATACATATAAAAATAATAAATATGGTAATAAATAACAGTATTAATTATTCTAAGTAATCTTTCAAAATACCACTTTTTCTATCTTCTGGTTTTATATATTTTATATCTAAAAATTCAAATATATCTTTTTCATTCTCAAATTTATGTTCAACAAATTTATCTTTATATTTTCCTTTTGAATATTTTAATCCATATTCACTTAATGAGTATCCTAAAGATAATGCATGGTTTCTCATATCAATATTGAATTGACCACTGCCTGTAAAATATAATAAAGTAAATGCATAATTTTTATAATCTGTATAAATCATATCTAATCTACGATTTGTTTTATGTCTAGGTAACTTACATATACCCATAAATTTTTTATCTCCTTTAGCTAATGTTTCAGTTATATATTTATCATCTTCTAAATTCTCTATTATCTTATTAAATAATTGTATATTTTTATCTTTTGTTGTACATAATACATCAATATCTCCGCTAGTAGAAGCATTTCTTCTATATGAACCTACTATTTCATATATTAAATCATCATTTTTATCAATTAAATTTATAAATTCTGTTATGAATTTATCATGTTTTTCCATTTCTTTTCTTGGAATTCTTTTCAATAAATCTTCATAATATTTTAGTCCAATTTTTTGTTTATTATTCAAAATATTTGGATTTTCTAATAATTTATTTTTTAAATCATTAATAGATGTTATATTATGTTTTTCAACTAATTCATTTGCTTTACTTGGACCAATACCATAAATGTTATTTAATATTTCAAGTATTTTTGAATTTTTATTTATATTACTAACTTGTGATATATTTCCACTTTCAATAAATTCTTTAATACGTTCTTTAATACTCCCTTTTGCTAAACCATTAATATTATCTAAATCTTCAATTGATTCTATTGGTCCTTCATATTCTTTAATTGCATTAATTGCTTTAATATATGCTCTAATACGAAATGTTTCTCCTTTTGATTTTTTATCATTTAATAAAATATTAAGTTGATTTAAAATATTTTTTTTTAAATCAGTATTTGATTTTATATTTATTTCAGATTTTGATGAAACTGACATTTTTTATTTAATTATATAAATTTAATTATATTCTTAAAAATTATCAAAATTTTTAAATATTTTATTAAGTTAAATATGCCAGAATATTATAAAACTCAAAAAGGTTATTGTTACAAAAAAACACAAAAAGGAGGTTCTAAAAGAATTTCTAAAGAAAATTATGAAAAAGCAATTATAAAACAAAAAGGAGGTGTATCTTCTGTACCAAGAACAAATAATGTTAATAAAAGAAGTAAGAAATTCTTATCTA